GGCGTCGGAATGACCATCTTGGGACCCCTAGTTTTAGGCCGTCTCGGGCCAGCGACGACCTTAGAGACTTGTTGTTTCTTCCTCGGTCGGTTGTTGCGTTTGCGCGCTTGCTTGGTTTTGTTGGCCATCGTTTACGTTGTTTTGCGCCGCCCACCCTGAGCGCTCGATGACCCGGACCCAAGCGTCCACGTCGGGGTGATGCCGCATCTCAAAGTACCACTGCTGGAAGAGCTGAATCTTTTCAAACTCGCTCCCCGCGTGGCTCAAGAGGTTGTAGAGCATTTTCCCGGGCTTGGAGGGCCAAGCGACCCCTTCCTCAAACCGGTGGCTGCAGAAATCAAAGCTCAACAAGCGGGGCACGGTTCGATAGAACTTGATGTGAAGCCCGAGGCGCTTGTACTTGCTGATCGCATCCGCAATCACCGCTTCCAAGGAATCATCCCCCATCGCGATGCACCACGAAGACCCGATAGCTCGAGCCAGCATGACTCGAATAAACGAGTTAGTTGAGCTGGTGACGTAGCGACCGGATTTCATGACGCCAGGAGTGAGTTGCTTGAACATGCGTCCATCGCTAAGCGTGTAGACGGCGCGGCACATGACGTGGTGCGCGTTGTAAACCGCATTTGCGAAAACGCTGTCGAGTGGAGCTCCAGCAAGGCGAACGCGGCGATTCGCGTCGCAAAGGAAGAACTCCTCACACAGGGAGAAGTCGAACCCTGAGACGTCGGCCTCAGCCAACTCCTCGGGTCGACTCTCGACCTCGTTCCAGATTGTCGCGACTTGATGGTCTTCTGACAACCCGAATCCTGGTTTCGACGGGGTGGATGCCCAGTGGGCGATCTCCTCATTGTTTTGCGTCCCGAAGATGAGCATTTCTGCTAGGACGAGGTGAACGGGGACCATGATGATGAGGCGCAATCTTCCAGTTGTAACCTTGTCGGCCGCATGGGGCTCTTGTTTGACAAAAGCTCGCATGGGAGACGAAAGTCCAAGCTTGATAAGCTCGACTGGGTCTTGCGGCAATGATCCGCGCGGGGTGTCACCCCATTTCTGGAGGACATCAATAACCGACTCGGCGAGCAAGTCACCGTATCGATCAATGATTTCACCTTTGGTTTTGCCCAGACCCACCCACGGGTGGCCTGGACCGGAATCCATTTTCAAACTAGAATACAACGATTTTACCTGCTCTACTGTTACACTCACT